TATATTCTTCTGCTTGTTCGGGTGTTTTGTTCGGGTTCTTTTTTAGGTATGCCTCAACCCTCAATTCAATTTGTTTTTCTTGCTCTTCTATAACCCAATCAGTAAATTTTACACTCATATCAACGCCCCCATAATTGAAATTATTAAACATATAATAAACGGCACTAATAATATTTTTAATGTCATTATATTTATTTTATAATTTTGTTCTTTTGTTAGTCTCATTTTAACCCCCTTTAATGTAATACGATTGCAACGTTATTTTTTATAACGCCTTTTGAATTGGTTTTATTGTACTTACTACCGCTACATAATTGACACGTTGCGCAAGTTTTAACCCGCCCCGCTTCTTTTGATGCAGGGCATAAAATCTCTTGACCCTTTATAATGTCTTTTACATCGTCAATAGTTCTAAAAGTTCGGACGCCTTGCGCCCATGACTTAAAGGCTTGTTCTATTGTCTCAACACTCTTCATAGTTATATTTTCATAGCTATCTTTTAAATTGTGTTGGTGGCTGTATCCCGTATGATGTACGCAATCATCCAATAATACATCCCATATTTTACGCGGTACGCTTGCGGGGTCGCCATATGTCCCCAATCTAACAACGCGACCGCGTCCAAGTTCTTTAATTTGTTTATTGGTGGCCATTGGATACGCGCCTTTTTTATATTGTTGGTATGCTATTAAAACGCCTTGGCCTAAGTTAACATAACACGCGCGATTTTTAGCGGTCGCCCTTTTAGGGTCGTTGTGCGGTTCACCTTTTAAAGGACAATTGCCACAAATTGAAAAATCCTCGCCCGTTTTGTTAGCCTCGCGCGGGTCGATATCTTCACGTAAGATATAAGTTTGCACCATGTTCCCCGTTTTAGTATTGCGCGACTTAGCAAGGGCAATCACTACAATAGGTTTTTCATCTAATAAAGATTTACCTTTATAAATTATATATCCATTTGGTTTTTTCATTTATACAACCCTTTATAATTAAGTTAATAAAATTTTTTTATTACGTTTATATTATATTATTTTAACGCGGTTTACAATAGCAAAAGACATATAATGTTTTTTTATTATGCTTTATATTCTTTTTAATTATTTCTTATATAACTATATATTATTAAAACCCGCCTTAATCATATTAATTAAATGTCTAAACCAAAACCCGCCCGCCCGCCCTCGGGCGAAAATAAAAACGAGGCGGTTTAGGTTCTCGGGTTCTAGTTCGGGTTTAAGTTCGTTAACTAAAACCGCGCGCGCGTCGGGGTCGGGGTCGGGGTTATTAATCCCCGCGGGGGTTCGGGTTCGGGTTCGGGTTCGGGAGGCCAGATATAAATGAAGCTTGCTAGGGTTAGGGTTAGGGTTAGGGTTTTATACATAAAAAAAACCAAAAAAAAACGCCCCCGAAGGGGCGCTTTCCCACTCATAGGACGAGTTAAAATTCATCCTTATTTTCTAAAGTATTTAATATATGTGATATTAAATCTAAATGAACTTGCGCTTCATCATATCGTTGAACTTGTTGAAGCTCTTGCGTCCATAAAATATGGTGGCGAAGACTTATCCCTAATTCTTTCGGGGTTGCTAGAATTCTTTCCAATTGTTCTGGAGTAAATTTTCTAACTTCTCTTGTTTTGATTTGTTCTGGTAGTTTTACTGTAGTCATAATTTTAAAAGGGAGGGTTATTAGCCCTCCCAATTCCTTTATAATTTTATTTGTAGGGCTTCACTAGATTTAATCTGGTCGTCTTTATTGGTACTAAATAAAGAAATATCAGTTATATTAATGTTATTATGATAATCATGCCAATGTATTTTAATATGTCTACTGAAGGTGGTTTTTAAATCTCCGCCCTCTTCTCTATTTGGATACATATTTTGATTTTCTGTTATTTCTATTTTAATAATGTTATGGATATTAATGCTATTCATAATTTTCGTCCTATAATTAGGGGACGATATGTCCCCCTTCAATAACTAATTATAACACTATAAACATAATAAAATCTAGCTATTATATTTATATAATGTAAATAATAATTAATTATTTACTTGACATTATCTAAGGCTCACACAGACGCAGTTTTATTTTTACGAGGTGCCATTTGGTTTACAATGGAGAGAGGGTCTACAGGTACCCTGTGAGCTTCTCAGGGCGCCTCAGAGGGCAAGCCCACCCCACGGGGGGGAGCTACTAAGCGGAGAAGGACGCGTTATAGTCCCCGCTTAGTAGTGTTTCTGCCAAATAATCACCCCAATTTACAAAATGGAGTTAGAATCGCTAAAGGTCCTTTTTTGACAAACAGCTTGCGCACTAAATAAAAAACGTGTTAATCCTATAGGAATTGGTTTTTTGGTAAAAAAAATATATCAAAAAAAATATAAAAAGGAGTTTACATCTTATGCCAGGTATAGGTAGTTTAGTTAAAAGACGCGTTCCCGATGTTTACTTTCAAAGATACAAAGACGGCGGTGAGGCCAAAAGTTTTCCAGATCTAAACAATGACGGCAATGTAACTTATGCAGATGTGCTGAAGGGAAGAGGTGTTAACTTTAAAGACGGTGGCGAAGTTGATGAAAATAGACCAAGATCAGCAGAAAGAAGGCCTTACTTTAGGGTCCCTGATAGGGAAACTGGAGAATATGACGATATAAGGCTAGGAAGATTAAGAAATGTTTTTACTAGACTTTTAAGAGATCCAACTGATGAAGATAGTACAGGAAAAAAATTAGCGTTACTTGCTGGAGAAATAGGTCTTTCTCCATTTAAAGTTGCTGATATGTTTTTAGAATTTTCTACAGGCGCTACACCGATTGATTCTCTTAATCTTTACTATGACAGACCAGAAAGAGTTTTTAGAGATAGTCCTGGAGTAAGAAAATATTCCCCGTACAATGTAGGAGGAAAAGATTACACAGAAGAATTTAGTCCAGAAGAATTTAGACAATACCGTCCTAACGATAAAGGACCAAGACCAAGTCTTATTCCTGGGTTCCAGAACGGCGGCTCAGTTTATAACATTGGAGATCCAGGACCTTATGGTGAACTTGAAACACAAGAAGAAAAAATAAGACGAATGGATCAAGAACTTATGAACATGTTAAACGAAGATGATGCCGCAATGTCAGAAATATTTAAAGAACGTCAACAAAGATTTTTAGATAACAGTTCCGAAGAAGACAGGATGGTAAATCCTGATGACGTATATGGAGAAGGATCCGACACTACATACGGCGATGACACATTTGCTCGTCAACTGTATGAAATGGAACAAAGAAAAAAAATGCAAGAAATTTTAGGTTCTTTAGAGCCAGGCGAAGGCCTAGCACACGGCGGCGCGGTGCGCCCGCGTGGCTACAACATGGGCGGTGCGGTGATGCCACAACAACAACAACAACGACCACCACAAGGTATTGCCACAATGATGAGCGACCCAAGAACAAACATGGGCAACATGCCTAACCAACAACAGCAACAACTTGCCGCCTTGCAAACTACAGCAAATGCAGCAAACTTAAATGCTAATAACTTACAAAAATCAATGCAAGCGCAACAGCAACAAGCTATGCGAGGAGGTGTAACAGCACCTATTTCTCAAGTGCGCATCCCATCAATCAAGCGCCGTCAATTTGAGGACACATTATTGAACTCTAGACGCCGTGGACAAAAAGCTGGTCAAACGGCGCAAAGGCGTGCTAGTATTCCAGCAACAATATTTGGATAGTAAAATGGCAACACAAGCAGACATTAGAGATTTCATTGCAATGGTAACGAGTGGCTTTATGCCTCTTCGAGATTTAATTGTTAAAGGTCAACAAATGGGTCTTAATGTACAAGACACTGTTGAGATAGTAGCCAACCTACAACCAAACTTAGTACCAAGCAACATTATGGCAAGCATGAATGCGCCTGCTATGGTGGGTGATCCTTACACAGCACCACGAATTGGTTTTGACGAAGCTGTAACAGAATACGGTGTTCAAGAAGAACCACAAACAGGTATTTTTCAAGAAATGGCCGAATTACAATTTGATGATCCAGTGCCAGATTATTATTATAACAGAGATGGCACATATGACACAGGTGTAGGTGAATCAAGTTATGAGCAGCAATATCGTAATCCAAATTTAGATGCCGAACCAGAGTATGATTATCAAGCACCACCGATAGATCCTGTGACCGCCCCAGTCGAAACTTTGATCAGCAACCCTAATAGAAGAGGACCAGGAGTAGGCTCAGGCTCAATGAGCATGTCTGATGTTATTAACAATAACTTACGAGAATCTATGGGTCAGGTAGGTGAAGGGCAAACACCGCAAACGAGATTCCCACCGCCAATGCCATCCGCCAAGACCGGCGCCACCAGGAATAAGACTCCCAAGAGTTGCGACTGACCCTTTTGAGATAATTGATAATAAAAGGGAACTTGGCAGACCACCTCCAGTAATACCTCCAGTAATAGATATTGAGCCACAAGTTTCACCAAGACCACCAACACCACCTGTTAATTTTTCTTACGGTGATACACAAACAGGAATGATGGATGCAGCCGCTACGTTGAGAAGTCCATTTACAAGTGGTATGGATAGACAGGCAGCGCAAGACTATATGAGCGGTATTGTTTCTAATATTAGGCTGCCATTTTAAGAGAGGAAAACAATGAAAAATATTATTGCTATATTTGTTGTCAGTGTATTTTGTATTTCATGTTCTACTAGTAATATTTCAATTAATGCAAATATTCCAGAATCACAAGAAGTTGATATACATATTCAGACAAAAAATAAAACAACAAACTAGGAGACAGTTATGGAACAATTAAAAACAATTATTAGCTATGTAAAAGATCATGGTTGGGACTACGTTGACGCTACATTAGGTGCCGTCATTGGTCTGCTTTTGTTTATAATCATTATAAACTAAGAATTAATCATGTTATCACTTTTAGGTTCCGTCCTCGGATTTGGAACAAGCTTTTTGCCGTCTGTATTAGGGTTCTTTGAGAAAGGACAATCTAACAAACATGAATTAAAGATGTTAGAGGCTAGGGCTAAATATGCCGATACCTTGAGCAAGCTTAAAGTTCAAGAGTTAGATGCCGAAGCAGACATACAAGAAACACGTTCTATCTACGAGCATGCATCAGAAGTTGCAGCTAACAGTAAATCTACGTTTATATCTGCTATTCAAGCATCGGTTCGTCCTGTTATTACATATTTTTTCTTTGCTCTTTTTGCCACGATAAAAGGACTTGGGGTTTATGTTGCCGTTCAAGATGGATCTGATGTAAGTGAAGCTATATTAAATAGCTGGGACCAAGAGACTGCAATATTGTTTTCAACAGTAATATCTTTTTGGTTTGGCGGTAGAGCTATGAAACATATTAGAAATAGTAAAGGTTAGGAGTGATGTCTCAATTCGATTGGGATAAATTAGCAGACGGGCTTTCTGGAGAGGAGGCTCGTTATGCTTTGAAACTTAAACAACGCCTTGGTGGTATAGAAACACAAAAGCAAAGACAAGATGAGTTTATGCCTTTTGTTAAACATATGTGGCCAGACTTCATAGAAGGCGAACATCATAAAATATTTGCAAAACAATTAGAAGCTGTTGCTCATGGTAAGTCTAAAAGACTTATCGTTAATATGCCACCTCGTCACACAAAATCTGAATTTGCGAGTGTTTATTTTCCAGCGTGGATGATGGGACGCAATCCTAAGTTAAAAATAATTCAAGCAACACATACAACAGAGCTTGCAACAGGTTTTGGTCGTAAGTGTAAAGCTGTTGTTAACAGTCCGCCTTTTCAAGAATCTTTTCCTGAAGTTAAGATATCACCAGAAAGTCAAGCCGCTGGTCGATGGAACACGGTCGATGGTGGGGAGTATTTCGCCGCCGGCGTCGGCGCGGCGATAACAGGACGTGGTGCGGATTTGTTAATTATTGATGATCCACACTCTGAGCAAGATGCTTTATCATCAACATCTTTTGAAGCATGTTATGAGTGGTATACGTCTGGTCCAAGACAAAGATTACAGCCAGGTGGGTCTATTGTTATTGTTATGACACGCTGGTCTACAAAAGATTTAACAGCTGAAGTTTTAAAGATGCAATCACGAAAAGGTGCAGATCAATGGGAAGTTATAGAATTTCCCGCTATATTCGAAGATGATAGTGTTCTTTGGCCTGGTTTCTGGTCCCGTGATGAGTTAGAGGGTGTTAAAGCATCGCTACCTGTTTCTAAATGGTCTGCACAGTGGTTACAAAAACCAACCAGTGATGCAGCCTCAATATTAAAAAGAGAGTGGTGGAAGAAATGGGAAGAAGATGATCCTCCAAGATGTGAATATGTATTACAATCTTATGATACAGCATTCCTTAAATCAGAAAGAGCTGACTATAGTGCCATAACAACGTGGGGTATTTTTTATCCTGATGAGGATACAGGTCCTAATATTATTTTACTTAACAGTGAAAAAGGACGATGGGAGTTTCCAACTCTTAAACGTAAGGCCCAAGAGCATTACAATGATTATGATCCTGATATGGTTCTTGTCGAAGCTAAAGCTTCTGGATTACCTTTATCACAAGAGTTGAGAAATATGGGAATACCTGTTATTAATTTTAGTCCAGGAGGTCGTCGTTCCGGTCAAGACAAAATAGCAAGAGCAAATGCCTCTGCTCCTATGTTTGAAGCTGGTTTAGTGTGGTGTCCTGATGCAGAATGGGCTGAAGAAGTTGTCGAGGAATGTGCATCATTTCCTAATGGAGATAATGATGACTTGGTAGATTCAACAACTCAGGCTATACTGCGTTTTAGAGAAGGTGGTCTTGTTCGTCATCCTGAAGATTATGAAGAAGATGAGGAGTCTAGTCCACGTCAATTTGAATATTATTAAAGGAGAAGTAAATGCCAAGAGTTGGAAAAAAGAATTTTTCATATGATGACGAAGGTTATGCAGCAGCGCAGGCCGAAGCCGATCGTACTGGAAAGTCTATGATTACAGGATATGCTAGAGGCGGTTCTGTAGATGATTTGTTAGAAGAAGGTGCAAGAACAGTATCCGATTCTGACAGAAGAAAATTAGCAAGAGATTATGAAAATAATTCTCGTGCTGCTAACAGAGATTTTGAATATGACAGAGCAAGTTACGAGTTAGATCAAAATGCTGGAAGAACAATGTCTGATAGAGATAGAATGGTTAAAGGTTTTTCTGAGGGCGGAGAAGTTTTTGCTGAATCTAAAACAGTTAAAGTACCTAAAGGCAACGGCGCAGGCACTATGAGAGGCATGGGCGCAGCTACTAGAGGTGGTAAATTTTCTGGAACATTCTAGAAAATGGACATCACAGACTTTTTAGATTATAAAGTAGTAACATTAGAAGAAGCAGTATCAAGAGCTATTTGTTTTGGTAATGCCGATCATAAGTGTGCTTGTAAAAGTCCGATAAGCTGTGATTATCATGAGAATTTTAGGATGTCAGCTTTATCGGCTATTGTAGTTATTATGGCTGCTGATGTACTTGAAATACCAAAGTCGGAGATTAATTAATGGCAAGTGTTGAAAATCCTTTTGGACCAGGGGGTCCTGAAGAAAATCCATTAGAACTTGAACAACCTTTATCCAACGGAGAGGTTCCTGCTGAAATCGTAGAAATGATTGAAGCTGGTGGCTTAATGGATCAAGAAGGTAATATTGAGTTTGGAGCTATTGAAGAAACAGAAGAAATTAATCTCGTTCCATTTGACGGTAATTTAGCTGAATATATGGAAGATACAGAATTGATGAATATCTCCAACGATCTTCTTGGCGGGATAGAGGAAGATAAATCATCAAGAAAAGGATGGGAAGAAACATACGAAAAAGGAGTTAAACTTCTTGGCTCTCTAGATCCAGAAAGGTCTGAGCCTTTCCAAGGTGCTTCAAGTGTTATTCATCCTATGCTTGCGGAAAGCGCAACTAAATTCCAAGCAATGGCTTACAAAGAATTATTACCAGCCGGTGGTCCTGTAAAAACTATGGTTTTAGGAGATCCTACCCCAGAAGTTCAAGCCCAAGCTGATCGTGTTCAAGAATTTATGAATTATGAAATTACTTGCGAAATGGAAGAATATGATCCTGAATTAGATCAACTTCTTTACTACCTTCCTTTAAGTGGCTCAGCCTTTAAAAAAGTTTACTATGATTCTAATATGGGAAGACCTTGTGCAAGATTTGTGCATGCTGAAAAATTAATTGTTCCTTACAACACTACCGACCTTTTATCAGCGCAACGTATTACTCAACAACTTACTATGGGCGGAAACGATATTCGTAAAATGCAACTAGCTGGTGTTTACAGAGATGTAGATCTTTCTGGTGGCGGAGGATATGTTAATACAAGCAGTGTAGAAGAAGAGATTGCTAGACAGGAAGGTATAGAAAAAGTAACTACAGATGACGACGTTTATGAGCTTTATGAAGTTCACGCTTTACTAGACCTAGAAGGTTTTGAACACACAAACGAAGCGAAAGAGCCAACAGGAATTAAACTTCCTTATATTATTACTTTAGATGCAATGAACGGCACCATTTTATCTATTACTCGTAATTACGCAGAAGGAGATTCTTCTCACAAA